ATGTGATTTTTTGTGGTTAAACCACTCCAATCCTTAGGGCTAAATTTCTGTAAAGGACTAATAATTTGACTCATTAATTTTAAAATTTATATTGTTAAGGGTTAATGTTTATTTTTTAAATACTGTCTTTAAAGCATCAAGTACATCTGAATTTTCATCAGCACCTCTAGAGTTAGCACTAGATTTATTGATTCTTGATTTCAAATCTTCTTCTAGTTGTTTTTCTAGTTTATTTAATGCTTTAGTTTCACTCTTCTTAGTTATTAAATCAAACCTAGGGTTTTCATCAAACAATCCTAATTTTGCATAATAATTAAGTTTTACCTCAAAACCGATAGGATCTTTTTCTCTAAGTAACATTACTTGTGAGTAATTAACACCATCTTTTTGAGTTGCAGGTTTTGTAATCATGTTGAAAAGCTCTTTCTTAGCTTTATCATCAAGCTTAATACCTGGAATGATCTCTTTAGTTTCCTTAATGGTAGTATTGAGATCATTAATAGTTTGTTCATAAGCAAGACGTTGTTCTTCTTGTTCTTGTCTAGTCCTTTCTTTAAGTTCCTCTAACCTTTCGTTCTCAAGTTCTTTAAGTTCACTTAAAGCTTCTACTGCTTCTTCTTCTAGTTCATCAAGTTCTAAAGATTTACTAATCATCTTTTCAATCTTAGACTCACTGAAACCTTTATTGTAATAATAGTTTCTAACTAGATTTTTTTGCAGCTCAAGATTCTCAGTTAAAGTTTCCTGATCAATTGAATCTAATCTAATTTGATTAGATGTAATATTAAGTAACTCATCAAAAGGTACTCCTTCTTCATAGTTCTCAATAATACTAGTGATCTCTTGAGGCAAACTATTTTTCCACTCTTTTATTTCATTTTCAGCTGCTGATTTAAAGTAGTTGAATAATGACTCTTTATCTTCAAATACTTCATCAACTATACCTTCTTCTTTAAGAAGTTCAGATAAAGTTTTGTAGATTGTTGAACCTTTAGGTTCTTTACTAGTTTCTTCAGATTCTTCTGTTTCATCATTAGTAGACTCAACAGTAGTTTCTTCAGTTTCCTCAGCTTGGTTAGCTAGATCAGCCTCTAGTTCATCTAGTGTAACAGCATCAGACTTGGGGGTTTCTGCAGCAGGTTCTTCCTCATTAGCAGGTGGTGTGTTATTACCTTCCAATGATTCAACACTGACAGCATCTTGATTTAAAAGAAAGGACCCTAACCCTTCAAATAATTCATTTTTCTCGTTCATATCAGTTAATATATTGGTTTATTTATTTTTTGTATTATAATTATTTATTTTATATTTTTGTGCTAAATAGCTTAATACCTATTTTTTATTCTGTGAAATTAAAAATTCATGTAAACAATTTCCTAATAAATCAACTAATTGCTCATCACTAGAGAGCTTGTGATAATTACATTTATCTAACCAAGCATGTATAATTTCATGGCAAGTAGTTTGATTAATTATATCATCATTAAGAGGATATTTATCAGTATTCTCTTGTATAAGAATTGTATTTTCATTAGCTAACCACATACCTAAACACTTCTTTTTGTATAAAGACTTACGAGTTTCTATCTTAATAAGTTGTCCAAATATGTTGAAGTTAGTTATCATTTAGTTGATTTTTTTGTTAATTTTTTAGCTTCTGCTGCTTTTTTCTTAGCATTATTAATATATCTAGTTTCATCTCTCATTTTTTCAAGAATACTATTTTGTAATTGTTCTCTAGTTAAATGTTTTAAACCACCTTTTTTATTATATTTATTTATATAAAGATTTATATATCCCATAGTGTCGATAGGATTTGGTAAATTATTTAATGCTTTTTCATTACCATAAAGAACTTTTGTTGTAGCTAAAGCTGTATAAGCATCATCATCACGTAATTTAGTTTTTAAATCTTTTTTTGTAGTAGGTAAACCTAAATCTTCCATCATTTGAAAATTCTTTTTTTGTTGTAAAACATACCTACCTTTTTCACCTTTTGGAGTAAATAATTCTTTTAATGCTGGAGCATCTACTGACATTTGTGAATTAGTATAACCTCTTTTATAAGCTGCAGGATTTCTACCATATTCATTTTCAGCAGCCATAGTTGTGCTATAAAGCATATTCATTTTAGGTTTATTTTCAGGAGTTTCAGTAGCTAATAATTTATTTTTAGCTGTTATTAAAGCATCATGTCTTTCACTATTTTGTTTATATTGTTCTTCTTTAGTTAAAACAACTTTCTTTTTAGATTGAGTTTTATTAGTTGTATTATTATCAGTTACTATTGGTTCTTCAGTATCTGTTAAACCACCTTCTTGATATTTACCTCCAAATTGATATTGAATTTCAGGATATGATCCATTTCTAAAAAATTCACTATGAAAATCAACTAAATTTGGTTTAATATTAATTAATTTTGTTTTATTTTTATTAATTTTATTAACATAATCAAACATAAATTTTTTAGGATTTGGATTATTTTTACCAAACATATAGAACTCTACTAAATTACGATTTGCTGCTTTACCAGGACTATTCCACATTAATGTTGTAATATCAATTAATTGTCTTGGAGAAGCTTCTGGATAAAGTTTTTTAGCTTTTTGATAGTTCTGAGCCATTTGACCTAAAGCGTTTTCTAAACTATTTTTATTTTTAATATCTGATCCTATTGCATTAACTCTATCTGTATTAGTTTGAAATTTTTGCCTAAACATTCCTTTAGAAGATTCTGGAGTAGAAATTGTAAATTTAGGTTTTGGTTGATATTGACTTTTTATTTTTTGTAAAGCTTCTGAAAATGAAATATTTTCAACTTCTGCTAATTTAGCTGATTCCATTTCTATAAAACTAGTTCCTGGATATTTTGGTAAAGAAGAAGAAGATGATGTAATAGCATTTCCTATTTTTTTACCAACATTAATAGTTTTTTTAATTGGTTTTGTTAATCCAAAATCAGATAATACATTTTGTAATTTAATTTTAGCTGTTGGTAAAAACGAACTTGGTAATGCACCATTAAGTTTTGTTTCTTGTATACCTATACCTATTAAACTATTAAGTAATTCATCAAATTCATCATTAGTAATATCATGAGTTCTTTTAATTATTTCTCTATGATTTTCAGCATCGGTTAATAATTTTTGAACAATAGAATTATTAGAACTATAATTAGCTACTGAAGGTTTATTACGATATGCATATCTTATATTTTTATCTACTAATCCTATACCAAAAGTATTATCTATAAATTGTGCAGGTCTAAAAGCTTTTTGCGCACTATTAGATCCTGTAAATGTAGAACTTAATGGATTTAAAAACATTGAATTATTTTTTCCACTTTCAAATATTACAGGAACTCTTGTTCCATCAATCATGCGAATACCTGCAAACATACCTGCATGTCTAATATTAGGATCAGCTGTGTAACCAGGCACATATGTAGATTGATTTACACCATTACCCATTAAAATTCTATCTCCTACTTGTAATTGTTCACCACTTACATCAATACCACCATGTCTAGTCATTTGATCTTCTAAATGCCATGCATTATGAGCATTACCTTGTACATCAAAAGGTTGTCCTGTTATATCTGTAAATGTTTTATTAGTAACAGCATTTGAAGTTTTAGCACATTCACTTCCAGGTGGACAAAATTTTTCTTTAAACAAAAGACCTTCTTGTTTATTACTATCACTAATTATATCATAATAACTTCTAGGTTTTGATCCTTTAAATTCAACAAGTGGTAATTGATATGCTTCTTGATTTTTTAAATATATTTCTTTTAGTAATTCATTATAATCTGTTTCTCCAAAATGTTGAAATAAATCATTTTTAATATTAACACTACTTCTATTTATTGGATCAATTTTTGTAATTTCAGGAACCTCAGTAATAAAATTAGGTTTATTATATTTTAATTTTTTTGCAAGAGCTGCTGATATTATAGCATTATTTGCAATTTTTAATCCAGATTTTGTTAAATTTGGTATTTCTTTTACAACATTATAAGTTCCTTTTAAAATAGGACTTGTAAAAGGCAATGAATTTGATACGGCATCAAAATAATTACCTTCTTTTATATCTTGAGGAACTTTAGAAGCAAAATAACTACTCATTAAATTTTCTCCTGTTAACCATGGTATAGTTTTACTACCAATTTGTGCTGGTGTATTTAAGGCTCCAATTATTTTAGAAGTATATGGAGAAGCTATTTCTCCAATTTCACCTAATATACCAGTTACTCCTTTACCTGCTAAATATGCAGCAGGCCAGTTTAAAGGATCTTTTAAACCTTCTGCTTGTGTACCTGGTTCAGAAATACCATATTTAATATAATCTTGAACATTATATTTACTAGGATCTGTATTTAATTCTTTTTTTCTTTGATTATATTCTTTTGTTAAATAACTATATGTTCTATTTGTATTTTTATCATTTACAACAGTAAATTCAGGTAATGTTTTAGATCCAATTAATTCTCCTGTATTAGGATCAGTTGTTGCAGGTAATTTTTCTGATTTAATTATTGTTTCATTATCTTCTCCACCATCTTTATACTTTTTAACATCACTATTAAAGTAATGACTTCTACCACCAAATTGATAGTTTTTATTTCTTTTTTTTATAATATCTATATTTTCTTTTTCACTTCTATTTACAGCTTGTTTAACTTCAGGAGATAATTCAAAATCTGAATGATTTATAAAAGGTATTATTGAACTTAAAACAGTTTTATTTGCTTCAGCTCTATCACCTTTATAAAGAGCGTCTATTAAATTTACACCATCTTTAATAGTACTAAAAGGTTCCATATGTTGTAATACATATTTATTACCATTAAATAATGGTTCAGGATCTCTTTTACTTTCAGATCTATATATAGGTTTATCTTCTCTAAATCTAGTTGCAGTAGCATCTCTTTCAGTTACATATTTACCACCTAATCTATACTTCTCTACTTCACCATGGAAATGATTAACCATATCACTATATCCCATATTAGGATAAGCTTTTTTATAATGTTTCCATAAATCTTTTCTTTCTTCAGAAGAAAGATTATAATAATGCTTGTTATTCAGTAACATATTATTTCTTAGTAGATGAGTTAGCTTTAGATTTTGCTGCTTGTAATTTTATTTTTTCAATCTCTTTCTTAGCGTTAAGTTCATCTTTCTTCATCTTAACATCAAGCTCTTTTAAGTACTCTTGGTTTTTATTTTGTACTTCAATTTGCTCTAGTTTTTTATTCTCAATTTTCATTCTCTCATCAAGTTCTTTACGCTTAAGTTCAAGTTCTTTATCTTTAATCTCTTTAGCATGTCTAATCTTTTCTTGTTCAGCAAATGCTTTTTGAGATATTTGTTGTTGTTTAAATGCGTACTCTGCTGTTCTATCTATTAGCTCAGGAGAAGATCCTTCATCCATTGCATAAGCTTGCATTTCAGCAATAGCAATCTTAGTCTGATTGTTTTGATCAATTTCATATTGTTTAAGTCTAAGCTTTTCCATCTCAACTTGAACCTTTTGATCTTCAATAGCCTTTTGTTGTTGTAATTGCATTTGTTGATTTTGTTGAGCTTGCTCTTGAGCTTCAGCTACAGACTTCTCAATCTTTCTTCTAATAGAAGCTAATGATTGATTACTATAAATATCCATCAATTGAAGTATATTAACCTGACCTGTCTGTAAGCCTATTTCTGTTGCTCTACGCAGCATTTCAATAGCTTGACCATCTTCTACTGCATCTCTAATAAATAAATCGTATTCTGATTCATTTACAAGCTCTCCATCAACTTGATATATTTTAGTTGTATAATCATCCTCTATATATTGGATATTCTTATTACCATTACGTAAACAGTATTTAGCTGTTTCTAGTAAGTGAGATAATACCCTAACTTTAGTGTTATCATGGATCTTATAATACCATTCAGTAATATTAGAACTAGCTAACTTATTTTCTTGTGTTACACCTAATCCTTGATCAGCTGAGGTATATTGTCCACGTCTTTGTGGAGTAATACCAGTTACTAAGTCAAGTTCATTTTTAATGTATTGTAACATCTCAATATGTTGTTGAATATAGTTACCCATATCCAAATCTAATACAGCTTGATTGCTAGACATATTACCAGCTAACTTACCAGTAGCAGCACCTTTCTTAGCTTCATTAAAACTATCAGTTACAGCTAATCCCATCTCCCTCATATAGTATAACCACTTATCAGGTTCCCATCCAGCAGGCATTTTAGCTAAATCTAAGTTAGCTACCTTACCAATATTCTTAGCAAAAGCTAATTGGGTTCTGTGATAAATAACATTATATAAGTATTGATAAGACTTCATAATGTCTAGTAAAGATTGAGGTTGAGAACTATTAGTTTTGTAAATAGTTCCAACATATCCACTAGCACATTTAGATAAGTTATTTAAAGTTCTAAATTGGATTGGTCTTGGTTGCATTTTGATATAAATCTCATTTGCAAGTTTAGTACCTTCCCACCATTCACCTATCCAAATCCATTTAACTGATTCTCCAGCTTCTTTATTTACTTTATATGTTTCAGGTACATAAGTTTCTTGAGGTTGTCCTAACTCATCTATATAAGATAGTATACCTACTTTTCTAAGACTTCTCCAAACTACCTTAACACGTCTTACATTATTTTGTGAATCAAATGCAAGATAACTATTAGCAGATACGTTTACCTGATTAATGTTAATACTATTGGTAAAACCAAATGGTATTGCAAAGGTAGGATCTTGTAACTCATAGTTAACAGGTCCACCATAAGTACCTTTAGCTTTATACATAGTACGTTCACCTAACCAATCAATTTCTGATGGTTTAAGGTATTCATAGTAATCATCTATAGCCTTACTAACAGGAATATAATCTTCTTCAATAATAATATCACAATCTTCTACCTTATTAGAGTTAGGAGGTAGTAAGAAATATGTATTTAAAGGATTACACTTATAAACAACAGGTTCGTTGTTCTCAACATCTATTCTATAGATCTCTTCAGCACAAATTAAACTATCCTCAAACCCTCTCATAAAGGCTTCAGGTAGTTGATTCTTTTGTGTATAATATTTTAATAACCTAGTACCAGCAATCTCTCTAACATCTTGCCACTCATAGGTCATGTATTGTTTCTTTTGTCTAAGTCTTTTCTCAACTTCAGCTTCAAAAGCTGCTTTAGCTTCCTCAGTTTGCTCTTTAGGTTGTTCTAAACCTTCAAGTAAGATTTGTTCAATCAATTGTTGATAAGATGCAATTTGAGATTTCTCTTTTTCACTAATAGCATCCTCATTATTAACTTTAAGATGGTAATCAAACCTTCTTTTAATTTCCTCACCTACTAAAGTCTTAATATAAGGGTTAATAATAGAGTGATTTAAAGGTCTTGCTGGAAAATGTACATCTTTTAGACCCAGTGGGTTCATAATAAGTTCCATATCACTTGGATGGAGCTTACCAGCATATAAATCATAGTTAACCAGCTTGGAATACCTAGAATTTCTTGTGTATTGGTTTTGATTCAATATCAAAGTTTCAGCAGCATCAACATTTTGTTTACGCCATTCTTCATTTTTAGATGATTCTGGTAATTTCTGGTTAGGAAAAGTAATATTTAAGTTGAACTTGTTCATAGGAAAAATTGTAATGTATTGCTTATATATTATTATCGATACTCATGACCAAAAGTAATTCCAGTAGGTATATAGCTATTGTTTGTGTTAGTATATCTATTGAAAAAACTCCTAAATTTATCCTCTTCTTCCTCCTCTTCTTCAATAACTAACTTAACTCTATCCTCTTTAAGGATTAAAAGCATACCTAAGCTACTAACTCTATCAAAGTTACCACTTTCATTCCAGTAAATTATCTCTTTTAACAGGGGAATACTAGGAATTGTGTGTGTATTTGTGATTCCTGAGTCTTTATTGTAAGCTTGATCCATCATATAACCTCTAATTAGCTGTCTAGCGTACTTATTTACCTCTTTAGAAGCATTAGTACCCTTACTTGTGTTACCAGAATCCCTTATAATGGTGATAATTTGTTGATCTTTAAGGATTTTAGGGGTACTACACAGCAAATGTAGGCAGTTTCTTTGTTCAAAGTAAGCAAATAGACCCTTTTTATTGTTTTCATAGTTAGCTACAGCGTTATAATACACTAATAACTTCCTACAAATCTCAAAAAACTCCTTAGCTGTCTGTGGTCTACCTGTATATTCAGCTACTATCCTACCTGTTAAGGAGTGCATAATGAGTATACTACCTAATGAATCAGTACTAGACTGGTCATCATCATAAGGGTCAATCCCAGCTATGTACATTCCAAAGGCAGGTTTATCAGTATAAGGTTGCTCAAAGATCTGAATACAACCTTCTTTATCATCATCAGCTTGTAAAGGGAACTTTGATATAGGTAACTTATCAGTTAATCTAAATTCTACTCCACCTTCAGTTTGTTTAAGGTCAGCTGACCAGTAAGAATCAGTAATTATTTTATTAGACTCAAGCTCTGCTAGTCTATCTTGTGCTAAATCAGTAGGAAATATGTTATTACCTTTAACAAGGAATGCTTCCATTGTAGTAAGAGGGTACTGGGTAATACTATCTCTAAAGGCTTTCATATCACCTTTCTTAGTTTCTCTATACTTTAATATAGATAGGGTAGCTAACTCTTGATTAGAGTTACCATCCTCATCTACCATAGGAGTTAACTTATTGTTGTTATTAGGATCTGAAAAGTTACCAAATCTTTGTCTACTAGCAGGTAAAAACCAACCACATTTGGTACCAGTCTTTTCTTTATCCCATATATTATCAAAAGATAATAAGTTAAACTTCTCAGGATTATAAAACATTTCAGAGAACTGTAAAGATCCCTTGTCCATATCACCAGCTGTACCAAATAGAATAGGTAGTCCAATCATATCATCACCATCTTTCCAGGTAGGTTCAGATATATTATAAGATTCCTTAATATTAGCAAACAAACCAGCTTCTTCAAATAAGAATATGTTAGCACTTAAACCAATTGAGGAGAAGGGATTATCCTGGAAGGTTAGACGTCTAATCTCAGAGTTATAACCAGCCCATTGTGGTACACCATCAATTACTTTCTGATGTCTAGCCATAACATGTTCCTTTGTATCAGGATTACGTGGCTTAAACCATACTGTACTCTTATTAAGAAAGTTTAATCCTTCTAATGCCATATTCATTGTGTTCTCAGATAGCTTCTTTTCATAAGCACCTATAACACA